ACCCACAGGTCGTCCTGCCTCCGCCGGGGGGTGCCCGCCTCCGGCTCTGACACCCCAGCCCCCTTCATGTAACTTATCGCCGCCTGGATCATCCCCTCAAAAACCGGTTCCTCCTCGGGGCTCAGCTCATCAATGCGGCAGTAGGCCATTGCGGCGGCTTTACGCTCCAAACCAGGATCAGACATCACCGTCAGCCTTTCCCTTGGCCTTGGCTTTGGCCTGCGCCCCATCCAGGCCGGCAATCGTCGCCTTAAAGGCGGCGTTTTTGTCCACGCCCATCACGCCCATCCGGCACAGGCCGCGGATCTCGTAGCTGTCAGTGGCCCAGGCATCGCCGCCCACATCAGTTGCGGCCACCTCAATGCCCTTCCGGATAAACAAGGTGCCCAGGGCCTTGAAGTTCCCGGCGTAAATCGGCGTTTTCCCGCCCTCATCCGGGATCAGATCATTGTCGGCATACACAACCCGGCGCCCGGACATCCGGTAAACCTGGGGATCTGCGGGGTTGGGCACCAGCAGGGAGCGCCCGTTCCCGTCCGCCCATCCATCCATCTCCGCAAACCCGGTCTGGTTGGTCAGGAGCACAGCCCGTCCGCTGTGGGCGGTGTTCAGATCCCGGATCAGGGCCTGTCGAAGCTCCCTGGCCTCGCTCCCCGCCGTCAGGCTCACCTCTCTGGTCAGGCCGGTCAGCAGCTCCAGCAAAAGGGCGTTTTTGGTCAGCACATACTTGGGCGCGAACCAGCCGGCCAGATACCGCAGCAGGCCGAAAACGTTGTCGTCCAGCAGCTCAGAGGATACCGCCAGCCGGTCCCCGTACTTGCTCACCGTGTAGGTCAGCTTCTCAAATTCCGGCTGGTCCTCCTTCCCAATCGTACCCATCTCCAGCACCTTGGGCAGGGGCTTGCGGGCGCCCTTCTCGAAAGCCCGCCAGCCGCTCAGGCTCCGCACGGTCTCCACGGTAAAGAACTGGGACAGGTCCAGCAGTTCCTTTTCATACTCGTGGATGATCCGGTCAAACTCCTCCGGCACCAGGTAGCCGCCGTCCGCCCCCTCCGGGGTGCCGCCGCTCTCAGTCAGCGCCTTGGTCAGCGGGGCGTACTCCTCCAGCCCCCATGCCTGCTTGACCTTTACGCCGTTGCGAAGCGCCTTGCAGAAAGCGGCGGCGTATTCGTTGGTGCCGCGGATATTGTCAATGGCCCTGCCCTTGGCCTCCTCCGCCTTCTTGGCCTCATGATCCTGATACATCCCCTTCAGCTTGCCGTCCTGCTCGCTGAACCGGCCCTCCTGAGCCAGCTGGGCCTCCACGGCGTCGATCTCCTGGTTCATCTTCTCCACCTCGCCCATCAGGGCCTTGTGGGCCTCGAAGTCCTTCTTGGCAAGCAGCTCCTTGCCCTCCTTCAGCCTGTCGGCCCGCTTGGCTTTCAGCTCCAGAAACTCCTGATATGTCATGTCTCAATACCTCCATATCGTTTTTCTTCCTGCTCCTGGGCCGCCTGGGCCATCTGGAGCGCTTCTGCTTCACCGGCCTCCGCCGGATTGGGTACATCTTCCTCATGCCCGCCGTACCGCTTGCTCTTGACCACCCCGGCCTCGGGCTGGGAGGGCACGGCGCACAGGGAAATTTCATACACGTCCTGCACATCGCTCAGGGTGAAGTGGCATTTCTGCCCGTCATAGACCCGGCCCGGCCGGTGCCGGCAGCAGGTGTCTGTCTGGTCCGCCCCGCAGATGGAACACTCCACCCGCCCCACAGCCAGCCCCACCGAGCACTCCCGCAGGATGCCGCTCTCAATAGCGGTAATGGTGTTCCGGGTGGCCTCGGTACGGGGCATGTAGCACCGCAGGACCAGGGTGGCGTCCTCCCCCTCCCCCTCCACCTGGGCGGCATACACCCGTGCGGTCTGGGCGGCGGCGGTCCACCTGTGATCCCGGAGCACCGTCCGGCCCACAAACTGCTCCGCCATCTGCTCCAGGGCCTCCCTGGTAAATCGCTCGTTGTCCCGGTCGATCTGCGTGTTGCACGCCGCCAGCTTGAAGGTGAATACCTCCTCTTTCGCCAGCGGACGCAGCGCCTGTGCGTTGATAAGGGTAAGTTCCCCGTCTGTCAGCTCCGCCGCCTTGGCCACAGCAGACTTTAAAATCTCATTCATTGTTTGGCTTCTCCTTTTCCGCAATGCCCTTCATGGCGCGCATTACGCTCAGCTCCACAAACCGCTCCAGAGGGCCGTAATTCCAACTGGCGTATCGGCTGTCCCCTCCGGGCACCTTGGGCTGGTCCTCCAGCGCCCTGATGTCGTCCACGCTGTAAACGCCGATTTCCCGCAGAGCCCGGTACCAGGCCGCCTGGGCGGCGGTATTTCCCCGCAGGAACACCTTCAGCTCCCGCTTGATCCGTAGGGGCCGGGCCCGCTCGCCGGGCAGAAGCAGCTTATAGCTGTCCTCCTGTCCCCACTGGGTCTCATGGGGCAACAGGGTGTAATTGACAAACTCAATACCGTTCTGCTCGTTGCTCTGGTAGCTCTGCTTCCCGGCGTAGGCCAGGTGGAGGGGGACCCCAAAGAACCGGCACACATCCGCTACCCGGACCTCATTGCTCTCCACAAACTGGGCGTCGGTGTTGCTCATGGAGACGGGCTGGTATGTCAGGCCGTGGTCCAGCACCGCCAGCCGAAAGGCGTTCCCCGGTCCCCGATGAACAGCCTCCCATGATGCGCGGACTTCCGCTTTTGGGTCTCTGTGAACCACAGTGCCATCCGGCAGTTTTTGGTCGAAATCTCCCAGGTCCGCATCGGTAGTCAGCACACCGCAGGGCTGGCCGCCATTCATCCAAGTGGAGTTCTCATACTGCTGGGCCGCCCGGGCGGTGGACAGGGTCATGGAGGCCCGTTTCAGCACGCTGATTCCCTCAATCCCGTCCTCGCTGTAGGCCTTGTAGTGGAGCATGTCCTCCGGCCGGAGCATGGTGGTCTCCCCGGTAACCGGGTGGGAGAAGAAATACCACAGGTGTCCGTCCAGGTCCGCCCGGATGGTCACATAGTCGGGTGGTAGGGGGATCAGCTCCCTTGGGACCCCGCTGGCCGGGTCCCGGAAAATCCAGGCGTAGGCGTTGCCCCGGAGCAGTTGGTTGCACATCATCAGCTTCTGGTAGTCGAAAGAAGTCATGGCCTCGTTGGCCCGGCCCCACAGCACCCGCCCCAGCCGGTGCTCCGTCAGCCGCTCCTTGGTGCCCTCGTCCATGATGTAGATAGGCAGCACCGCCATGGAGTTGGACAGCACCTCCACGCAGCGGTTGACCGTGCTGATCTTCATAGCCCGGTCCCGGCTCATGGCCACCGATTTCTCTCCGCTCAGCCACCCCTCCGGATTGTCCAGGGTCAGCACCCGCATACCGCCGCCCAGAGACTTCCGGACGGGGCTGGCCCGGCTCTGACCGGCCTTCACCAATCCTGAGCGCAGGCTCACTTTTCATCGCCTCCCCACATGGAGAGTACCGCGCCGGCGATGGTCAGTCCGCCTCCTGTAATCAGGCCGGCGGGCAGATAGATCATCCCGGCCCCCACCGCCACCGCGGCGGCGCCGGCCAGCAGCACCAGCTCTCCCAGGTGGGCCATGAGCCCATAAACCATTTTCTTCATGTTGATTGCCTCCTCTACAGATGGAATCCTCCGGCCCGTACCGCCTGGGCCAGGTCAGGCTTGGCGCTCCGCTTCACCAGCACCCTGGCCAGGGCGTTCATGGCCGCGGCCACCGGGTCGATCCGCTCGGTGTCGTCCTTGTGCCGCTTGCTCAGCTTGATGTCCCCGTAGTTGTTCTGTATCTCGATGGCGTTTGCCAGACACCACAGCGCCAGCGGGCTCTCCTCCATGACCACCCGCCCCTGGAGCAGCAGCTCCCGGAACGACTTCACCGCCAGATTCTGCCCGGCACAGGTCTGGGCCACCTCCACGCAGAAGTCCTCCCGGTTCCGGTCCTCGTTCATCCGGATCGCCAGGTCGGTGGCGTTGTGTCCGTCGTAGTCCACCTCGGCCACCTCCCAGCCGTGCTCCCGCTCCCCGGCGCAGATCCAGTTATACACATAGCTGTTGTCGGTGACGTCTCCCGGCGTCAGGGTACAGTACCCGCCCTTGGCCCAGGCAATGTAGGGTACCCGGTCGGTATGCTCGTGGCGCTGGGCCCCGTTCTCCGGCATGAAGCCGTGCATTTTCAGAGCGATTCGCCCGTCCGGCAGGTCGAACACCGCCGCCGACCCGGACAGATCGATCCGCTTGCCCAGGTCGAAGCCGCAGTGGCACGCCTGACCGTCGGTGAGGGCGGCGAACTCCGCCGCCGGGACCATGGCCCGCTTGGCCAGGGCCATGCAGTGTTCATCCAGGTAGCGGTTTTCGCTGCCTGTCTGCCACAGGCACAGCCGCCGGGTGAGGAACTTCCGAATCTTGCCGGGGTCGTTGGAGGTGTAGGCCGCGCTGTGCTCGTCCTGAATCTGCCTGAGCAGGATGGCGCTGTAGGCGCTGGGGTACCGCAGACAGGGGTTGGCCTTGCGCCATTTCTCCTCATCGTGGGGGTTGTCCCCCTCGTCCAGCTCCCGGACCATGACAAAGTAGCGGTCATCGGTGACGGTGGGGTCCTCCAGTACCCGCTTGGCGTAGGTCTCCTCCACAAAGCAAGGCTTGCTCTGGGCATCGTCTCCGGCGGTGGTGATGACATCCAGCAGCGACTGCACCCGCTTGCCGAAGGAGTTGGTGCCCAGGTCGTAGATTTCCGAGTTGGGGTGGGCGTGGTACTCGTCCACGATGAAGTAGCTGGGGGCGCCCGAGTCCTTGTTCTTGGTATCCTTGGACAGGGCCCGCATGTAACCGCCCCTGGTCCGGTGTACGATGGGGTTGGACCGGGGGACCAGCAGCCGCTGGGCAATGCCCGGGCTTTTGCGGGCGATCTTTTTGGCGTCGCCGAGCACCCGCATAGCCTGGCCCCGGTCCACCGCCGCGCACTCCACCTCCGGCTCCTGCTCAAAGGCGGCCAGCTCCGGCCGGTAGGGCGGGTAGATGGCGTCCGCGCACATGTGGTACAGCCCCTGGGCCGATTTCTCGGTGGACTTGTAGTTGCCTCGGGCCCGTTTGTTGTAGGTGCGGGTAAACCGCCGGGCCCCGGTGTCCCTGTGGACCCAGCCGTAGGTGCAGCCCAGGTCGAACACCTGCCAGGGCTCCAGCTCGATGGGTTTCCCCGCCTCTACCCCGCGGGTTTGGATACACTGACCAAACCACCGGATGATCCGGTCCGCCCGGGTGGTGTCGAACACATAGGGGAACTCGTCCGTCCCCTGGCGCTTCAGGTCGTCCAAGTGCCGCTGGCAGGCCAGAATCTCGTACCTGCAGCACTGCTCCCGCAGCCGCCCCTGTGTCACCTGCTTGGCGTAGACGCTGACGGGGTGGTGCAGGCCGCTCTGCCCTCTAGTCCCCAAACAGATCACCGTCCGGGTCCTTTACGGCGGCCTGCTCCGCCCGCTTCTGGGCCAGACGGATGCGGCCGGAGGGAGTAAGGCCCAGCTTCTCCGCATACTGGAGGATGTTCCGCTCCAGGGACTGCATCTTCCCGTTGACGGCGTCCAGCTTGGACACCGCCTCGGCCACGGCCTCCGGGTCGTCCGCAGCCTCCTTCAGCTGCTTGGAGACCTGGGAGAGCAGCTTGGACTGCGTCTCATACCGGGCCATCATCACGCAGTAGACGCCCAGGGCGTCGCTGTCCAGGTCGTCCAGGATGACCAGCCCCCGCATCCGCTCCAGCACCTTCCTCCAGTACCGGCCGGCGGCGGCGTTTTTGGTCATGATGGCCGGCTTCT